GGGCTCGGCAGCCTGCTCTTCAACTCCGGCTCGATCGCGTTGGGCGGAGGTGCAGCGACTACGGCAGCCGGAATCGGCGGACTCAAAGGGGCTCTTGCCGGTGTTGGGACTTCAACGGCCGCGCTCCTTGCCGGACCGCTGCTTATCATGGCTGGGTATAAGGCGCAGAACAAGGCTCTGAAGTTTGGTCTCACCACGGGAGGTGGGCTGCTCACTGGCCTAGCTCTGGGCGCCAAAATCGGTGCGATAGGTGGCCCCATGGGTGCAGCCATCGGCGCGGCGATTGGCGCGGGCATTGGGCTGATCAGCATGCTGCGGAAGACCCCGGAGCAGAAGGCCCGGGAAGCCATTCGTTCCACATACGGCGTCGATGTCTGGGATAAAGGCGTTCTCGCTCAGGTCGCCCAAACGGCGCAGTCGGCCTTCGGTGGGAACTACGCGCTCGCGGTACAGAGTCCACAGATTCGGGAAATGATCCAGCTTTGGGGGCAGATGACCGGTCAAAAGGTTGGAGGAATGCCGCCACAAGCGCAGTCGCTCACGCTGACGCAGTCCGGCGGATCGCTTTACCAGCAGCCGGGCTTTGCTAACAGCATGCCGATGCCGCTGGTTGGTGGGGGCGTGATCGCGGCGGGTACGGCGCAGAGTGCGCCTCTATCGGTCGTAATCCGGCTCGATGGCGCGGCTACCACGGACCTGTTGCGAGGCGAGGCCGTTCAGGCGATTGCCGAGAATCCGCGCGCCGCCCAAACGGCGGTCCTGAGCGCGACAAGATCGAGCGCCGGCCGCCGCGAGTTTCTGAGCCTGCAGTTGGCGCCGGGGACGGTGACGTCCTGATGCCCGGAAATGCCTCGAACGCGGCACCGGCGACGGTGTTTCCGCAGATCCTCTGCACGGCATTCCAGCAGACCCGGGAGATCGCGGTCCAGGTGAATGAATACCGGAATGGAGAGTCGCAGCGGGCTCTCCAGGTTGGTAGTAGCCGCAGGAAGTGGACGCTAGCCGCTCGGCTGCCCACTGCCCTATTAAATACCCTGAGAGCTTTTTACCTCGCACGGCGCGGAGGCACCGAGGCGTTCTATTATTACGACCCATTCGCTGTCGTTCCGATCGGCTCCAACTACGACGCCACCGGGGCCAATCCGACAGGGCGAATCATTGTGCGCTTCGAGGGCGAGTGGCAGCAGTCGATGGGCATGGCGCGAACTGACATCCAAATCCAACTCGTGGAGGTGAACTAAATGCCTGACATTCTTGGCAGTATCACCGTCCCCGAGGTCCTTCCGTCAGGAACTTTTCCAATCTTTGCAGAGTATCCATTCGTCCAGGCCGTGAATCCCCCGGTCGTCATCCACCAGTTCGGATCTGCCAACGCGAAGATCGAGCAGCGCTTCTATCTCGGCACTGGAGCGCGGCGTTTTGTTGTGCGTCGCACGATGGGCCGTACGGAGCGGGAGGCCCTACGCGATTTCTGGGAGGTGATGAGTGGACCGTATGGCGCCTTCACATTCGCGGCTCCCAATCCCGACGGTACGACCAGTGCGATCGTATGCCGCTTCGAGAATGCGCCGTTGACCTTCGATCACCTTTCAAACGCGATCACCTCAACCGGAGTCGTCCTGGTCGAGATTCCGGCGTCTTCCCCTGTCTATGCTCTCAACTCCACCCAGACGCGGTTCCCGTCGGCGAGCTTGCCAGCAGCCCTGCTCTCCCAGGTCCAGGAACTAGTTCCCCTCGTCAAGATCCAGGCTCGAGTGGCTGGGTATCCAGCGATATACGTCTCCGACCGTCGATGTACTGTGGGCGGACAACTGTACCAAGCACGGCTGCTGAACTGGTCGAGCATCTCCCAGTCGCTCGGCAATGACGCCGACGACGCGAACTTTGTTTTTGGAAATGCCGACCGGGTGATGCGGGATCTTGCCAACGCCGTCGATCTGTGGCGGGCCACCATCGAATTCGCGCTGTTCCACGTCGGCCAGGGCATCAAGCTGGACCTCTGGCGCGGCGAGATCGTCGACTGGGACCTCGACTCCGGTCCCGAGTTCCCGGTGCGGGCGACCGACGGCATATATGAGTTGACTCTGCCCTATCCGACCCGCCGGGTCGACCGTGGCTGCTGGAAGGTGTTCAATGGCCCAGCGTGTCCGTACTCTTCCGTGGGCTCCGGCGGCAACCCGGCATCCTGCGACAAAGGTCTCGATACCGCCAACGGCTGCGCATCCCACGGCATGCAGCGCTACTTCGGCGGGATCGTCGCTTCGCCGCAGGGCGTCCGGATCCGCGACAACGCCAACGGCCGACGCACGATCACGGCCACCAGCATCATCGGCGACTCGGCCTACAGCCAGACCGTGCCCGAGATTTACACGAACGTCTCCATTCCCGTGGCCGCCAAGATCATCGCCGGGCGCGATGAAGGGGAGTTCTACGACGCGCTCGGGATCGTCGGCGAAGGTCCACTGGGAGCCTTCGATCCAGACCCTTTGAAGCAGCTGCTTGACAACCAGCCCCCGCATGGACCAGCGCCGTTGGGACTGCGCACCGCCCTCGGAACAGATCCGGCTGGCACCAGTGACCAGTTTGTCCTCACTGAGACCGGCGCGGCACCACCCTCGATCTTTGCTGCCGGCACGGCGTTCGCGGAACTCCGCCGCACAGACCAGAAAGGGATCCAACCAACGGCCCTCACGCAACACCAAATGCAGGTCTCGGTATCGCAGGGGCTGTCGGGCTGGGTCTGGAGTGCGCCCGGCGTCCGCTCCCAGCAGCTGCTTACCAACCCGGTCTGGATCGCTATCAACTGCCTGCTCCGCGCGCGTGGCTTGCGCTTCTCGACGGCCGCCGAGTGCGAGCAGTACTTCGACGTTTCGGCCGCCATCACCGGGGCGGCGATCTGCGATGCCAGTGTCGAAAAGGTCGTGGGTTCGGGAAGCGAGACGCAGTTCCGGTTCAATGGGATTCTTCAGGAGGAAAAGCCGCTCCGAGATTGGATCCAGGAGATTCTCATGACGGCGCTCGGCTACTACACCTTCGCCTTCGGGCGGCTGAAGATCGGGATCCGCAGTAATTCGAGCGTCGTCGAAGCGTTCACCACGGGGAACATCCTATTTAACAGTCTCAAGTTGAAGCCCATCCGTCCGACGTTCAACCACCTGACCGCGAACTTCGCCGATGAGGAGTACGAATTCATCCGGAACACGGTCACGCTTTATGACATCGACCATGCACAACTGATCGGCGGGGCCACGGCGCCAGTGTTCCTGAAAAGCGAGATGAACCTCGTCGGCTGTCCGTCGAAGTCGCAGGCGGCGCGGGTTGTCACCACACGGCTGCGCGAGGAGTTGGGCGGTTACAACCTGACCCAGCAGCGCAAGGCCCGGGGGATCTCGTTTCGCACGACGGTGCTGGCTTTGAATGTCGAACCCGGCATGGTCTGCTCGATGACGCATCCCGACATGCCGGATGGTGCGGGAGAGTTCCGCGTCTCGGGCTGGCGGCTGAACGGCGATTACTCGATTGATGTCTCTGGACGGACGACGACGGACGAGATGTACGACCTGACCGTGGGCCCGAAACCAGCCGATGTGACCGCGGCACCCGTGCCGGCAGAGATCGGCTTCTCGAAACTTCCGGTTCCGCCCTGGGGCGGCAACGTCGAAACACCGCTCGCCGGCAACCCGCTGTACAGCGTAGGCGAGAAGTTCTTCGGCCTGCGCCTGGTGTACGAGGATCTGGCCGATGTCGGGACGCTGGCAAAGCTCGAGGTCAGCGGCGCGGCCCCGGTGACGAGCTTCTATACCGACGCGTCACCCGTTGCCACGTCCTACTCGACGGGCACCACAGGCGGAACGATCCCGGCCAACCGCTACGTGACCATCGTCTTCTATGGAATCGACGCATCGGGCAAGATGACCTCGCCCTCCTCCCCGGTAACGGTCCGCGTGGGCCCGGGGAACACGAACCAGATCACCGTCGGCGGGATCACCTGGCCGGTGGGCGTGACCGGCTACTGGGTCTTCGCTTCGACCAACTACGGCGCACTGTGCCGCCAGATCGCCGCCTCCGGCGCACCGGCGTCGTTCACCCTGACGAGCCTCGCCGCGGTGCGGAACTACACCCTCCCGTCGAGCGCCATCAGCCGGGTGCGGATGCTGGTTTACCGGCTGAAGCACTCCGGCGTGGACGGTCTGCAGATCGGATCGGTCGGGACCTCCTCCATCAAGATTGCGGGAGCCGGCTGGACGGCCAACGAGTGGGCGGGCCGCATTGTCTCCATCATCAGCGACGCCAGCGACGGTTCCGCGCAGATCCGCGATTACACCATTTCCTCGAACACGGCGGACACCTTCACGGTCGCGGGCACGCCCCAGGCGGACGGCGTCGAACCCGGCGACGTGCTGATCCTCCGCACCAAGGCCACCAGCTTTTCCGCCACCACGATCGGCGATGCGAAGTGGCAGAACGCGAGCTACCCGTCCGGAATGACACCGAACGAGGAGCGCGGCTTGCTCGTGCGGATCATCGGCGGAACCGGGAAGGGCCAGGTGCGCCGGGTCGTCTCCAACACCGCAACCACCCACACCGTCGATCAACCCTGGGACGTTACGCCGGATGCGACCAGCGTGTACATCATTCAGGAGCCGAGCTACTCCTATGCCGCCGATTCGGACTCCATCGACAACGACGGTTTGGACAATCCGATGACGCTGACGCTACCCGTCGACAACCTACTCGGCCAGACGCTCCTCGTTGAGGTGCAGACGATCGACAAGTTCGGCGTGGCGTCGGCGAGCGAAAACAACCAGTGGCGCGAAGTCTACCTGCCCGGGGATCCGGGCACCGTAGCGGCCGCGGAGGTGGGAATCTCCTATGCCTGAGTTTGCCAATCGAATCACGCGGAGCCTGAGCGACAAACTGGGTGAGCGGCCCTCGGCTCTGGACTTCATCCCCGAGGCGCAACACGCCGCGGTACGCGCCGGGACCGCGAACGCCAACCTGACGAGCGCCATGCAGAGCGGGTTGAATGCCGTGGCGAGCGCGGGCGGTGGCGTGCTGTATCTGCCCTGGGGCGTCTACCCGGTGATGGACCTGACGATTCCAGGGAATGTGTTTCTGCAGGGCGATGGCGCAGCGCGGACCATTCTCAAGCGGATCGGAAATCTCGCGGCCGGGCGCGGTGTCCTGAACTTTGCCGGCGCGAAGTCCGGGTGCGGCGAGCTGGCGATTGATGGGCAGGTCACGACGCCCGCGACGGCGCTCTACAGCAGCCTGAGCGATCCGTCCGCCTCCCCGTTGATCGCTAACTCTTCGATTCGCATCCACCCCGGTGCCGCCGACCTCACCCTCTTCCGCTGCCGGATCTTCCATACCGGCGGCTACGCCGTGCACATCGATGCCCGGACGGCAAACGTCTACCGCGTCGAGATCATCGAACCGCATCTGCACGACAACCGCTCGTTCCTGTTCGGGGCGACGGCCGGCAGCGAGATCTACGGAAGCTGGACCGGCGGGATCCTCGCCCAGGGCGACGGACTGACCAACAGCTACGGCGTCCGGGGCCTCACCGTCCGCGACGGACGCTTCCGCCGGGGTACCGGCAACCAGGTCTGGAGCCATTTGTACGGCTTCGGCACACTGCACACGGACGTCAAGATCCAGGGCTGCACGTTCGAAGATATCGGCCGCGATGGGATCATGCTGGGCGGGGTCGTGGGTGGCGACATCGCCGGGAACTTCTTCCGGCGCATCGGCTACATCTGCACGGATGATGCCAGCGCTGGGATCCCCCGGTGGATCAACGGCCAGTGGGCGGTCGGCCTCGACACGGCAGGGCTCACGCGCGGCGTGAGCTATCGCGGGAACTCGTTCGTCTCTTGTTATGGCGCCGCGATGGATCTCGACGGTTTCGCCGAGGGCGTCGTGAGCGACAACACGGTGATCGTGCCCGCCGCCGGCGAACCCGAGTACACCGAGGACGCGATCGCCTCCTGGGCGGGAAACTACTGCTACGGCGCACAGACCTCGAACACAAACAACCTCGCCGATGCCGCCGTCGGCGTCCGGGTCACCGGAAACCGCTTCCGCAACTGTGGGTTCGGCGCGATCCGGATGTACGCCTCGCGCCGGGGGACGGTCGCGGGCAACACGATCGAGCACCCGGCCACGGCGTCGGTAGCCCCGATCATCCTTGGCAACATCGGCAGCGGCGCCAACCAGCGCGCCTACGCCAACACGGTCACCGACAACGACATTCACTACAGCCCGGCGACCATCACGGCCTCTGTGCAGGAGGACCCGAACGGATTCGCGTTCTCCGCTTCCGACAGTAACCGGGTGTACGGAAACCGTCTCCACGGCACGAACACGTTTGAGTTCCTACGTGCGGCAACCAGCGGCTCCCGGACGGCGCGGGAGTTTGCTTCGAACAAGTCCGGCCTGGCCACCGAGAGCAAGACCACGCTGCAGCGCGAGGACGGCTACCTCCGGGCCTACTGGACCAACGGCTCGATCACCAAGTCCGTACTCTCGCTGCTCGACCAGGCGGCTCTGTCGGGCGGCGGCTCGGGCGGCCCGCTGCTGAACATCAGCCTCGATGCGGTCGGCGGGGTCATCGCGACCGGAGCGCGCACGTCTTCTGCCTTCGATGACGCTGTGCTCTCGTCGAAGTTCTATGCCGACGGGTTCCTGGCGCTGGCCGCCACCACGTTTGCCGCGGCGGAAGCCAACCTGCTCGCCGATACCGTCGGCCTCATTCGCTACAACGCGACGACCAAGGCCTTCGAGCAAAGTACGTCGGCCTCCGCCGGCGCACGGGTGTGGACTCCGTTCGAGCCGTCCCGCTGGAGCGTGCTGGGCGCCGATATCTACCGGTCCTCGGGGCGAGTCACCCTCGGCTCTTCCATCCCGGCATCACTGCTTACCCTGCGCGCGAACACCGACGACGGTCTAACGATCACCAACAATACGCAGACCGGGGTGTACTTCGTCTCCTCCTACGGGGGCCCAACCGTCGGCGCCACCAGCAACCATCCGCTGGTCTTTATCACCAACAATGCCGCCCGCGGTCGCATCACCGACGCCGGCAACTGGCTGGTCGGCGCGAACACCGAGGATGCCTCCGGCGCTCGGCTACAGATTGCCGGGTTCGCCCGGGCAACTGTCGGCTTCGCCACGCCATCAACGAACACCGATGCGATCCAGGCGACCGGCGGCGGAGTCACGGCGCGGTTTCTGATCGGAACGCGCTCGCTGACGCTGGTCGGAGACACGGCCGCCAATGCAGGTGTGTCCGGCCTGGGCCAGGGGCGGATTTACTTCGACTCCACCGCCAATAGGTTCCGGATCTCGGAAAACGGCGGGGCCTTCCAGGACCTCACCGGAGCAGGTGTAACCAGCTTGGCCGGAACGGCCAACCAGGTGAGCGTCTCAGCCGCCACGGGTGCGGTGACCCTGAGCCTGCCGCAGAACATCCACAGCGGGGCGCAACCGACCTTCGACGGTCTCAGCATCTCCGCGTACCTGTACACCAAGGGTGGCGCCGGAGGAAACGGTTCACAATCTCATCTTCCTTTAGCAGGAGGAGATGGCCGGAACTACATCCGGGGCGGTACGGTCCTGGCTGACGGGGGCGGCAACGTCCTGGTCGCGACCAACGTGGACGACGGCTCGGGCGCCAGGCTGCAGATCAACGGCTTCGCTCGCGCCATCACCGGCTTCGCCACGCCGTCCTCCGCCACCGACGCCATCCAGGCTTCCTCCGGAGGAGTCACCGCCCGCTTCCTCATCGGCACGCGCTCTCTGACGCTGGTTGGTGACACGGCCGCCAATGCGGGAGTGTCCGGCCTGGGGCAGGGAAGGATCTACTTCGACTCCAGCACCAACAAGTTTCGCGTCTCGGAGAACGGCGCCGCCTTTCAGGACCTCACCGGACCAGGGGTAATCAGCCTGGCCGGAACCGCCAACCAGGTGATTGTATCGGCGGCGACGGGGGCGGTGACCCTCAGTCTTCCCCAGAGTATCCATACCGCTGCGTCGCCGACGTTTGGCGGAGCCACCATTAACGGCAACGTGGGCATAGGCACACCGCTTGCACAAACACTGCTCACGGTTGGGTCGTACGTCGCAGGAACGGGGGAGGCAACCACCCGTGGCTACATACAGATCCAGGATCCGAATGAGGCCGCCACGATTGATGGATCCAGGGGTCTCGAGTTTAAAAGCAGTCCGTCTGGCGCTGGATACGGGTACAAGCTTGGAACGGTTGCCGGTGTAAATCTGGCGATCGGCTACCGTCAGAACTCGGCGACGTTTACCGAACTGGTGCGGATTAACAACAGCGGCAACGTCCTGATCGGAACCACGGCGCAGGTGAACTTCCTGAACGGACTGCAGATTTCCAAAGGCGCCACCGACCCGCAAGCCGAGGCCGGATCCCTTCTGCTGACCGGAGCCTCAACCGCCCACCGTCTGGCCTTGGGCTACAGCAGCACTTACTCGGCGGCGTGGGTACAAAGTGTCCTGAACGGAGTTGCGCCGACTGCTCTGCTTTTGAACCCGCTGGGCGGCAATGTTGGCATCGGGACCACCGCCCCGCAGGCTGCCGTTGATGTCGCGACGGGAGGACTGCATGTCCGGGGAGTGCAGTACGCGACCTCAGGCTCGGTGGTCGAAGTCCAAAAGCCCAGTTCGACGATCGGAACGATTTCGATGATTTCAAACGGTGCAACCCGGGCGCTGGGCGACATGCGGGTCTACGGCAGCCCAGTTTCGCTCTGGCCTGGAGGGTTGCTGGCCCTGACCGCCACAGCTGCGGGCAACGTCGGAATCGGGACTCCGGATCCTGCCGGCAAACTGCACATCGCCGGGACGCCGCTCTCGATCAGCGCCATCTATCAGGATGGGGCGGACCGGCCCAGCCTGGGACTGACCGGTCACTATCCGCAGATCGTCCTGATGAGCCAGGTGGCGAACCCCAACCACGGCCCCACCATCATGCTGGGTAGCAAGAACAGCGGGGATAATGGCAACAAGCACTGGAGCATCGGCACCAGTGGGCAGGACAGCACGTTCCTCGATATCGGCTACCACTCGGGGGCGGACTTCAATCCCCATAGCGGAATCCGTAGTTACAACGGCCTGACGTGTCTGACTCTTCTCAGTAACGGCAATGTCCTCGTGGCCACCACCAACGATGATGGCTCGGGAGCAAAACTGCAGGTGAACGGCTTCGTCCGCGCGGCCAGCGGCTTTTCGACGCCTTCGGCCAACACCGACGCCCTCCAGGCACCCAGCGGTGGCGTCACCGCCCGCTTCCTCATCGGCACCCGTTCGCTCACCCTGACCGCCGATACCGCCGCCAACGCCGGCCTCTCCGCCGCCGGCCAGGGCCGCATCTACTACGACTCGGGCACCAACAAGTTCCGGGTCTCGGAGAACGGCGGCCCCTTCCAGGACCTCACCGGCCTTGGCGTGACCAGCCTTACCGGGACGGCCAATCAGGTCAACGTATCGGCCGCCGCCGGTGCGGTGACGCTCAGCCTGCCGCAGAACGTCCACACCGGGGCAGCGCCGACCTTCGACGGCCTGACGCTCGCCTCGTACTTTTACACCCGCGGTGGCACCGCCGGGAATGGGGCCCAGACCCATCTGCCCTGGCCGGGCGACTTTCGCAACTACATCCGCGGCACCACGATTATGGGGGATACGGGCGGCAACGTCCTGGTCGCCACTTCCACCGATGACGGCTCGGGTGCCCGCCTGCAGATCAATGGCTTCGCTCGCGCCATCACCGGCTTCGCCACGCCATCCTCCGCCACCGACGCCCTCCAGGCTCCCTCCGGTGGCGTCACCGCCCGCTTCCTCATCGGCACCCGTTCGCTCACCCTGGCCGCCGATACCTCCGCCAACGCGGGGCTCTCGGGATCTGGCCAGGGCCGCATCTACTTCGACTCCACCTCAAATAAATTCCGCGTGTCGGAAAACGGTGGCGCCTATGCGGATCTGCTCAGCACAGCAGGCGTCACCTCTCTGACCGGGACGGCGAATCAGGTGAACGTGTCAGCGTCGACGGGCGCCGTGACCCTGAGCCTGCCACAAAACATCCATGCGGCCGCTTCGCCTACCTTTGGCGGATTAGTCGTTAACGGCGCCTTTCGTGTCGGTTCCGTCGCAGGTCTTGGCTCGGTTGATGGCAACACCACATTGAGTGCTGGGCAGAACATGGTCTATCAAGTAGCGACCAGCGGCGCTGCTTTAACCTGGAACGCCAATACCAACGGCGGCAACGCAAATACGGTCATGGCTCGCCTGCAGCCCAGGCAAGACACTTCGGCTAACTATAACCTCGATGTTTTCTGCGGGAGTTGGAACAACAACAACAGTCCAGGCAGTGCCCTTGCCACTTTTCAATCCACTGGCAATGTTGGCCTTAATGAAACCAACCCCAGGCAAAGGCTTCACGTTTTCGGACAGGGGCTCTTTACCGCGAGCCCTGCGTCGTATGACCCGGGCGATGCCGCAGGATCCGCTGTTCGCGTCGGGTATCAAGCAGGTAGCGACTTTGGATATGTAATCGCCAACAACACCGGCGTTTCGGGAAAGAAGCTGGTAGTCGGCGGGTCGACTATTGAGTATTGGCTGAGCGGTGCCGCTGCGCATGTCATGAACGCCTCAGGCAATCTGCTGATTGCCACGTTGGTCGACGATTCATCTGGCGCCAAACTGCAAGTCAACGGATTTGCTCGGGCCATCACCGGTTTTGCTACGCCCTCTTCCGCCACGGACGCCATCCAGGCAACCGTAGGCGGAGTCACGGCCCGCTTCCTTGTCGGTACCCGCTCCCTGACGCTGACCGCCGACACCGCCGCCAACGCGGGCTTGTCCGCCGCAGGCCAAGGCAGGATCTTCTACGATTCCGGCACGAACAAGTTCCGCGTCTCCGAAAACGGCGGCGCCTACGTGGATCTCGCCAGCGGGAACTACTGGCGGCAGAGCGCTTGGAGCCTGACCAACGCTGACGAGTGGCCCACCTATGTCTTTGTCCGGGACGGCAGCGCAAACTGGGACGAAGGCATTATCAAAGGCGCATCGAACCGCTCCAAGCTGGGAGCGGTGAGCGCCATCTGGGGGCCTCATCTGGGCACCAACAACTCCTTCGGCGTCTTCTCGTCGGGTTGGGACAACCTGTTTGAAGTACGGGGAGGTTCCGGCAATGTCTGGATCAAGGGCAATGTCGGCATGGGTACCGCCAGTGTGACCGCCATCTCTTCGAACGCCCCAAGACTGGAGGTCGTCGGCTCCACCCGCACCACCTGGGGCCATGGGCAGAATGCACTGTTCATCCTTCCCGCCGCCAACAACGGCGCCTCGAACGGCGATGCCGGTATCTATCTCTGGATCAGCGAGCCAGGCCACACCTGGACCGGCGCCGGCATCGGCAGGAACATGTACAACTGGTTCAACTGGCCCCGGGTCAACCTGTCTCTTTCTGGCCAGATGATACGTTTTGGCGAGGGAACCGACATCACTTTCACCTCGGAATCGGTCGCCGGCAACCGCTACTATCCCCTGACCCTGGTCGAAGATCGCGTCCTGGTAGCTACCCAGAGCGATAACGGCTCCGGCGCCAAGCTCCAGGTCGCCGGTGGCGTGACCGCCGCCCCTTTCAACGCCACGGCCACGGGCGCGGCAATCGCGTTTCAAACCTCCAACGGGAGCTATCAGGTGGACGGCAACGGTAACATCAGCGGATCCGGTTCGGCGAGCCTCTCCCAGGGCTACCGCGTCGGAGGCACCTTCGTTATCGACTCGAGCCGCAACGCCACGAACCTGGCCAGCGCAACCGCCGCGGGTGTCTTCCAGAGCCAGGCCAGCGGCGGCAACATCGCCTTCCAGACCACCAACTTCGCCTTTCAGGTCGACGGCAACGGCAACATCAGCGGATCCGGCTCGGCAAACCTGTCTCAGGGCTTCCGCGTCGGTGGCACCTTCGTCATCGACTCGAGCCGCAACGCCACGAACTTGGCCAGCGCGACCGCCGCAGGGGTTTTCCAGAGCCAGGCCACCGGAGGCAACATCGCCTTCCAGACCACGAACTTCAACTTCCAGGTCAACGGCAACGGCGTCGTCTCCTCGGCCGGCGGCATCAACGTCTCCGGCGTGACCTGCATCAACACCTCGCGCCAGTTTGTCGGGTATGGCGTCGACGTCAGCTTCTATGGCGTCTCCGCCGGCGGCTACAACGTCTTCGGCGGCTACGTCGGCCAGACGTGGAACGTCAGCGGGTCGTTCACCATCAACGGCGCCGCCTACTCGACGCTGGTTTTCCGCGGCGGCATCCTCGTGAGCGCCTGGTGAGGTAGCCGCTCTCCAGTCCGGAACACCAGCGGCCGCGCAGCAGTCCGTCGCAACCCCGACGGCCCCTCTTTCCTTTTTCGAGGATCGCAATGACAAGAATGCAGCATCTTGCCGCCATCGCGGCTCTCGCCATTTCCCATGAGCGTCACACGGGATATCCCCCGGCAGTTCTCATCGCCCAGTGGGCCATCGAGTCGAACTGGGGGAAGCGGCCGAGCGGGAAGAACAACCTGTTCGGGATGACCTTCCACCCGTCCCGTCACCGATCCTTCTCCTGGGTACTGACCTCGGAGGAACTGACCAAGGAACAGCTCAACCGCCTACCGGCCGACGAGCGGGCGCGGATTCAAAAGATTGCTCCCGTACCGACGCGACCGGGGTACTTCCGCGTCGCCCTCGAACGGAAGTTTGCCGACTACGATACTCCCGAGCAGAGCGTTGCCGACAAGGTAGGGCTGATCACCTCCACGGCGCGATACCGAGCGGCTTGGTCGGCCTACCGGCAAGACCGCAACGTCGACAAGCTGATCACTGGAATCTGCTGCGCCGGCTATGCCACCGCTGGCGGTTACGAAGCCCTGGCCCGGCAGATCGCCGCCCAGAACAATGTCCGCCAGGCGATCAGGGCCGCAAGGCAGTCCTGAGCGCCGCCCAACGGCGTGGGCCCGTTTGGCCCGATCTTCTCACGCTTTCGATTGGGGCCGGCTCGAATACCGCCGGTTCTTTTACCAACAGGCCCCTTCCGGCCATTAACCAAGGAGCATTCATGAACTTCCTCGAGCAAGTCAAAGCAGACTTCATCGCCAACGGCGTCCGCATGGCGCAACAGATGAACCAGACCGCCGAGCAGCGCTTTCTCGACGCCGCCCGCGACTGGGCCCGCAACGGCGGCACCAGCGGCGAACCCCGTCCCGACGAAGCCGTCCAAGCCGTCTTCAGCTTCGACGACTTCTTCACCATGAAGATCGCTGGCACCGGCCGCCCGGTCTCGACCATCGACCCCAAGAGCTTCCTGCCCTCCTACGGGACCGACGAGGCCTCCATCGGCGGTCCCGTCGGTGGCCCGATCCCGAATCAGCCCGGCCGCTTCTACACCACCAGCACCTCTTCGCCGTGGCTCGGCCAGCAGATCAAGTTGGGTGAGCGGCGGTTCGTCTTCACCGCCACCAGTCCGTTCAACAAGTACTGGGAGGAGATCGGCGGCCGCGAGACGCCCAAGAAGTAACCCCCCGCGTCGTCCGTCCCAAGTCCTCGCCCCTCTTCCCGCGCATGGCGCGCGAATCCCTCAACCCGGTTCGCGCGCCGTTCGCTTTTCCTGACCCAGCCGCCCCGCTCGTTCGGGGGCGCATTGTTTGTGGAGACCTACTATGAAATGGATCAAATCCCTGTCCCGTAAGCTGGCGGCCTACTTTTCCGGCCGCGCCTCGCAGGACGTGTCCGCCGCCATTGAGATGATCGCCCTCGCTCTGCCGATCGTCGAGCGGATCGCCGCACTCACCCCCACCCGCTCGGACGACGAGATCGTTCGCTTGTTCTGCGAATACACTATCCCGCAGGCCGAAACCTGGCTGGCGCTGCCCCGTGAGCAGCGCGGACGGGCCCTCCTGCAGGTCGCGGCCGTGCAGTTGAAGCGCCTCACGCCGGATGCCGCCGATCGGATCATCGACCTGGCGGTGCAACTGGCCGTCGTGCAGTTCCGGTCCGAACGAGGGGAAGGACGATGACTGAGAAGGTACTCAGTGCGTGGGAGCGGTTTCTTCGCTCCTGCAACACCGCCGGTGGCCATATCGTTCTGCTGCTTATTATGTTCTGCCTCCTGCCGGCCGTCGGCTGCACCAGCGCGGCCGTCGACGACTACCGCAAAGCCATCTTCGGCGCCCTGCTCCTGGCCATGAATTCGGCGCGCGGCAGCAGCGCCGGTGTACCAGGGAACGGGCAGGCTAACGGCCAAACCAACGGGCATTCTGCCAAGTAAACGAGACCATTTTCACGACAAGACGAGGATTCCTTATGACCCTGACCATCGCACAGATACTGGACTGCAAGCACGGCATCGAGAGGCTGCTGCAGGCCACCGTACCAGCCGCCACCGCCCTGCGGATTGCGCGGCTGGCCCAGAAGATCACGGCCGAACACAAGACGGCTTATGAGGAGTACACCAAACTGTTCGAGCGCTATGGCACCCGCGACTCGGCAGGAAACATCAAGGTGACGGAAGCCCGGATGGAGGAGTTCCGCCGGGAGCTCGAGCCGTTTCTGGCCACGGAGATTTCCATCTCCGTCGACCGGATCCCTTTCAGCGCCATTGAGCAGATCACCATGACCGCGAACGAAATCGCCGCGGTCGAGCCGTTTCTGCAGTTTGAAGAGGCGGCGCCTGCCGGCGCGCCGCAGCCGTAGATCGGGATACGTGGGTCGCGGAGGCCGGCGCGTCTGGTCTTCGCGGCCCCTTGGGGTGATTGTTTCGGCGACAGACACGTCGGGCCATTCTGGATTTGCGTAACTGACCAAGTCTCGCGCTAGTGTAGTGCTTCACACAGACTGAAGATTAAGAGCGGCGGATTTCGCTCGAATGACCTTGGCCAGAATGTCGTTGGCCTTGGCCGTCCAAATGAATGGTTTGGGTTTGGCGTTGTG